GCAGATCGTCGTCGGTACGGACGGGGGCCGCGAGGGGCTTGAGTGGTTCCAGTCCCTCAAGCAGCCCGGCCTTGATCGCCTGTAGCCGTTCAGCCTGCGCGTCGGCGTCGGGCGACTGGCGCTCCCAAACCCGCTCCACCCCGCTCGGACCGCGCTGGACGGTGACCTTGCCCATGAGGTAGCCGGGGGCGACGCCGTCATCAAAATGGCCAGGGGCGTGGCCGCGCCGAGCTGCCTCCTTTCTGTAGGTAGCGATCGCCTCGTTCACAGAACTCTTGGCGACACCGAGAGCCCTGGCGGCGGCGTTCTGGCCGCCGTGTTCCTTAATGGCTTCGAGATATTTGATCTGGGTCTCGGTGACCCAGCGGGGGTATTCGCTGTCTTCGGGCGGGATGAAGGACAGGGCCATCACCCACCTATTAACCGGCGCCACCAAGGGCGAGGAGAGGGTGTCAGCGCCCGCGTCTGGGCATCGAAGGACTGAACTGCCAAATCCCGGCGCCCGTCGCACACGGCCAGCGCAGAGGCGCGGGCGGCATAGGTGGCGTCTAGATCGGCGAGCGTTGGGCTATCCGGCAGGACCGGCAGGAGGCACGGCGTCCGCGCCACTGCTGGCAACGTCAGGATCGGCGGGGCAGATTGCTGGGTATGCGCTGCACAACCGGTTATCAGCAGACCGAAGACGGTCCACACGAGCAGGGTCCAAGGGCGTCTCGGCATCGGGCGCGTTCCTTGCTTCTATTTCGGCTTGGCGTGTAAGGTCGCGGATTACCACCTCGCGCGTGTGAAATGTTTGTGACGCTATTGCGATTTCAGCGTTACCTGCGGCTTCGCGTTCTAAGGTCGAGACCTGGCCTTCCAGCCGCTCGGCCTTAGCCACAGCCTGTTTGGCCGACCATTGCGGCGTAAAGGGCACGAACCCGGCAAGATGGTTAAGCGCGGCGAGAGCCAACACCGCAGCGAGGACGTAGCCGACCAATCGCCACGGAACGCGGGTCACGTCCACACCAGCGCGGCAATCTTGACGTCGTGTAGCCGGCGCATCCAGCCGTTGCCGAAGGTGTCGAACGTCGGCAGCGAGCGGTAGAACGCTTCGCGGATCTCGAACATGCGCCGGATGATCGCCGTCTCTTCCAGCACCTCGACGGCGCGCAGGGTCTTCGGCCCGATCTTGCCGTCCTCGACGGCACCGACGGCGCGCTGGAGGTAGCGGATCGCTCGGTTCGTGCCGCTGTTTACGGCGAGGTCGAAGACCATGTAGTCAACGCCGGCGGGCAGCTTGTCGCACTGGCACTTAAGCCAGTAGCCGTCCTTGTAGACGGGCGCGGCCGTCTTGGGTGTCAGCAGACGCACGTCGTTCTTGTCGACGTCGCCGTCACCGTCGAGGTCGAGACGGTACGCCTTGGCCGTGCCGAGCGTGATGCCGAGGTTCGTCGCGCCGCCAGGGTCGCGCGGATGATCGACGTAGCCGCCCTCGTGCTTGAGGACGGCCTTGAGGCAACGAGCAAAGCGTTCGTCGGCGGTTACGATCACGGCTTTTTCCAGCTTGCGATAATGCGGGCGAGGTCGGAGGCCGACGCGCCGCCCATATACATCAGGGCGAAGAACGCTTGCGAGCCGATCAAGGCCAGTGCGATGTCTCTGAGAGGTCCGGCCTCGATCAAACGCAGAATGATAAGGCCGAGTAGGATAGTGGTTGAGGTCACATAACCAACAGTGACCCAACGACGCCAGAGAAACGAGGGTTCGGGAAGCGGGTCTTGGTTGTCGGTCATGAGGCAGGCTTTCGGCGCGTGGCGGGCGGGAGCGGCAGCAGGCGCTCGATCAGGTCCGTCAGGTGCTTGATCTGCTCTTGCAACCGAATGACCTCGTCGCGCGTATTATCGTGCGAGGCGTCCTTGGCTTGCAACGTGGCAACCACAGCGGCAGTCGCGCCGATTTGCGCCGACACAGCAGCAACTTGGTCCGTCGTTGCCTTGGCATTGACGCGACCCTCAAGCCGCACAAGCCAAACGATGACAGTGACGCCGGCGAGACCGAGGGTGATTAGGTGGCCAGGTTCGAGGGTCATTACCGTGTAATCCTTGCGTCGATTAGCGCTAGACGCTCAGGATGCCGTGCCGCGCCATGTCGGCGAAGTTTTCGGCTTCAAAGCTGGAGTACCTGTTGCCGCCGGTAGTGTTCAAGTGCAGATCATCCGAAAGGAAAATCGACGCTGTAGTGTAGCCGATGCCTGCTCGCGTTCCGACTTCACTCAACCAAACACCCATGTAGTCGGCGACATCGCGAATGGCCTTGATGTATTGCGACAGGGTGTGTCCGGCGCTGTTGGTCACGCCGATGCGATAGGTGCTGGCGGCGCCGCCGGAGTATGGTGTTGAAAGCCGGATCGCCGCACCGGGGGCTCTCGCCCTGACAGCGACGATCGCGGCGTACAACGCACCATAGAAGGTCGCCGTGGTCGTATCCCCCAACGCGCCCAGCGGCGTCGACAGTCCGAAATCGTTAATCAGTCCGTCAAACGACACGCAGTCCGCGTCGGTCCGCACACTGGCGATCGAGTTGTAAACGCCCAGCGACAGCCCGCTCCCGTTGACACCCAAGGATGCACCAGAGACGCCGCGATTGACCGCATTCGCACCTAGCCGAGCGGCCAACGGCGTGTAGAAATAACTTTGCTCCGTGATGCTAGTGCCGAGAAAATCAATCTTCTTACCCGCCCATGCTCCAGCGCCCGTCAGGCTCCGCAATGTCGCCTCGCTAGCGGCGACCCGCGCGTCCAGCGATGCGAACGCGCGGGCGTTCGGTGTCACCGTCATGCCGGACTTGATCCAGGCGGCGTTTGAGAAATCATCCGCTGGCCAGAACTGGTTTTCACCAGACCCCTGCCGGCAACCAACCTCCAGCACGAACAAACCGGAGGTTCCGTTGCCGGTGTATGGGCTGGAGGCGGCGGGGCCTTTCATACGGAACTGAACATTGCCGGTTGTCGTTGCAACCGACGTAAGGGTGACTTCGCAAAGGTACTCGCCGTTCCCGCGCGGGGTGATCGTTGCGCCTGTCCCGGTCGCGGTGCCCGTTTGCAGATCGAAGTTTGCGTCGAACAAGGCGCCGCCGTTGCAGAAGATGTTGAACACGGACCGTTCGCCCGCCGCAACAATCGCCGAAGCGGTGTAGGACAGGCCGTTCGTAAAGGTGCCCGCGCGATAGCAGGTCGGTCCGACGCTGCCGCTGCCCTCAACGAATTTGCTGCCGAGCCGGCCGTTCAGGCTGGTGTCCGCCGCCTCCACTTTGGCACCGGCCGTCAGTGACGTCACAGTTGCCGCCGCCACCGCGCATGACGCCTTGGTCCAGCTTGCGTCAGAGAGTAGTCGGCTCGTCAGCAGGGACGTCGTCGAACCGGCCACATGCAAGATGACGTCCTCGATATAGAGGGTGTCGGTTCCGTTGGCGGTGAAGGGCGCTGCGCCTGTGTTGTCGCGCACGCGCAGTTGCACATTGGCCGAAGCGGTCGAAGTCGCGGTAACGGCGATCGACACCAGAAGCCAGTTGTTGCCTTTGGGCGTAATCGTGACGACGTTGCCCGTGCCCAATCGCGTCTGCCGCGTCTTCAAATCGACCGTGGCGTCAAACAGGGCGCCGCCGTTAGAAAACACGTTCAGCACGCGGTGTTCGCCGGCCCGGCAGAGAATGTCCAGAACGTAGGCGGTGCCGTTGGTGAACGAATGCGCCTGATAACAGGTCGGCGACACCGACCCAGCCGACGGCGTCAGCTTGAGAGTGTCATGCGTGTCCACGACCGACAGGCTGACGATCGGGAACAACACGTCGATGTCGGCCACGGCTGCCTCGGCGCGGTCGGCTTCGGCGGACACGTCTTCTACCTCCAGATTGGCGATCCGCCGCCAACCCGCCGGACTGGCGCTCCAGTTGAACACCCCTTTATTGGCCACGGTCCCGCCCGCGACAGGATCCGTGTGGGTGCCAGCGTCGGGGCCATACACCTTGGCCACTTGGCCGACCGTCAAGCTGCCGGTGGGGTGGGCGGCGAGCGCGGCCCAAGTGCCATAGGCGATCAGGCCCGACGTCTGCGCGTCCTCCAGGGCGTCGATCCGGTCCACAGCCGTTCCCAGCGACGCAGTGGACGCCTTGCCCGCGACAGTCGCGGTTAGGGCGGTGACGGTCGACTGCGTCGCGGCGGCGTTGGCCACGGCCGACACGGCATCGACCTCGGACTTGGTGGCCTGTATGCGACCGCCCGCCGTCGAGCCGTCGCCGACACGCTTACGGCCGAGGCCAACGTCATAGGCCTCCTCGCCGTCCAGCAAAATAGCCGCAGCCAGCACAGCGGTCGAGGCATAGGGTCCACGTCTGCGAGCCATTAGGTAAACACTCCATCATCGTTGGTCAGGACACCACCGTTGGGTGCCCACAAGCCGTCGTCTAAAAATGTCTGGCCGATTTCGTTTAACGCGGTGACCAAGGGCAAGGCATAGACAGCGCCAGCCCCGTTGATCGCCACCAATCGTTCGGGTGTGTCGAGAACGCCAATACCGTTGGTCGAGAAGACCGGCAGCTTATTTGCGCGAGCAGCTTGCGCAGGCAAGGTAATCCCCTGCTCGCCAGCAGGCACAACGACTGCGCGAGTGGTCAAAGCGTCGAGATCAAACGCCTCTTCCTGCTGGCGCATCAGCGCATAGTCCAGCCCGGTTTCCAATGACGAGGCAAACACTGTGGCGTTATTGACGACGTCGATGTCTTGGAGGAGCGGTGTCCGCCGGCGAGCTTTGACCGCTACGCCCGTCAGCGGCGCAGCACTGAACGTCAGTGCGCCGCCCGAAGGGTTGCCTGCGCCTGTGATCGAATAGCCTGAGTTCTGGACGACACCTGCAAGGGTGACGACGACATGCGCGTTGGCCGCAAAGGCGAACGGCAAGGCAAAGGTCGTCGTCGAGCTGTTGCCCGTGTAGTCGATCTCAACCGGCGTGGTGTTGACGGTCACGGGGTTTCGCTCTCTGGTTCAAAGCTGGAGCGAGTTATCCGCGTCGGCGGGCTTCACGGGGTGTCGGGCGCATTTTGCAGGTAAGGACTGTCCTCAGTCAAGACCTGTAGCATTTCGTGGACGCCAGGGTAACCAGCAAACGGCACAAGTTTCTTGGTGGTTCGCAGTTCGGCCTCGCTGGGTGTCTGCCCCGTGACCAAAGCAGATGCCGCAGCCAGTGGGCCACGCGCAATGTCGCCCAGCAGGTTGGCGCTTGGCCCCAACAGCGCACCCTCCGGGTCGACGTTGGCAAAGCGGGTGCTGGATCCTTGCAGCGAAGCGTCGGGGTTGACGAGCTTGCCACCCAACAGCAGCGGTGTTTTGATCGGGTTGAGCGACACGCCTTCAAGTCCCGTCCCCGCCAGGTCTGACGACACGCCCTTGAGCAGCTTTTCGGTCGTGTTCGCCGCCTCGAACGGGATGGCAAAGATGCCGGACAGGTCGAGCCCCTCGCCGATCAGATAGCCGGGGTTGGACGCGGCTTCCTCGAACTTGCGCCGGCGCTCGTCGCCGCCGCGCCAAGCGCGCAGGTAAGCGGCCATCATGCCGACGACCGTCATACCCATCATGCCCGACAGGAAGTTCGTCTTGCTCTCTTGCATCCCGCGCATCAGCACCTTCTGGTGCGAGGCCAGCATGTAGCTGCGGAATTGGAGGAGGATTTTGCCTGCGGGCTCGTTGGCAAACAAGGGCACGTCGCCAGCCGCCTTCGTGACGATAATGCTGTTGACGTCCTTGCGCACTGCGGCGCCGTAGGCGCGCAGGGCTTCGCCGTCTGTCCAGCGGTCGAGATTGGCGATGCGCGTGTTGCCGCTCGTCTGGCCGTGCAGGCGGAACTGCTCGGCGATGCGCGCGGCGTTGTCGGGGCTGATCTCAAGGAAGGAGATCAGTCGGTCGTTCTTGCCGTCCAGGATGCTGTTGATAATCCGGTTCTGGACGAGGACACTGGAGATGCCCTTCATCGCGTCGGTGAAGTAGACGAGGCCGCTCCACCGCGAGGCGGTGTTGACAAGGTTCCCGGCCATGCGATCGAAGGGCGTGCCTCGGCGCATCGGGTCGCCGATCTCACCCACGTCGATCAGCCGGTTCTGGCCCCACCGCTCGGTGGCCACGCCGAACATCTGCGCGTCTTTGACGGACAGGTTGATCGCTTTGAGGTTTGTCAGCAGCGGGCCGATGCCCTGCGACAGATACGGCCCCCACCCGACAACCATGGCAGGGCGAACAGTCTCGGTCAGGTTGGCCAGCAGGACGCCACCCATCAGGCGCAGGTAGTTGAAAGCACCCAAGTTGCGAGCGATGCCGCCCATCGTGCTAGCGTTCTCGGCCGCTTTGTATGTGCCGCGCACGAGGTCGCGCGTGGCCTTGATGTCGTCGAGATCGCTGCGCTCGCTCTTGTCGAGGAACTCCAGCACCTTGTCGCGCGTCACCGGGCCTTCATAGGCCGAGGCCAGATCGTCAGGCAGGGCAGCAAGAGCCTTCTTGCCGGTGGTCGCTGCGCCCGCCGCGTCCTTGAGTTCGCGGTAGTTGGCGACGATTTCGTCGATCTGCGCGCTCATGTCCGCGCTGCCGAACTGGCGCGTCAGTTCAACGTCCCCGGCCATGGTCCGGCCGTAGATGCTGGCGATTTCTTCGATGTCGCTTTCGAGGAACTCTTCGATCAGTTCGTCGGGGATTTGGTAGGTGCGGTCCTTCAGCGGGCCGCGCTTGAGGGGCGACAGGCCGATGTTCGACAGGGCCTGCGACGCTCCGACCTGGCTGTCGAGGCCGATGAGCTTGTCGTAGACGTCTGCGCCGATGTCGCGGCCAGCGGTGGTGAAGCTGCCGTCCTCGTCTTGGAAACCAATCCACCGGCCATTGTAGTCGCGCTCGGCCTTCAAGGCCGCTTCGCGCAATTCGGCCTCCTTGGCCTGAACCTTTTTGGGGTCGAGACGTTCGAGCCGGGCCTTGAGGCGCGCAGCCTTCTCGCCCTTCTGCATCGACAGGCGCGACACGTCCTTCACCAGTTCGTCGACGGCGTTCTTCACTTCGAGCAGCGTCGCGTCCACGTCCAGCGCTTCGGCGGCGTCGAGACGTTCGGCCACGCGGTTCATCTGATCGGAGCGTTTCTGCTGGCGCTCGATCTCCTTGTCGATCATCGCACGGGCGCGGGCGTCGCGCTCGCCGGCCGCAACGTCGACACCCTTGCCTTCGGCCTTCGCCTTGGCCGACGCTTCGTCCATCTTGGCCAGTGCCGCAGCCTGCCGGTCGAGCGCCCTGTCGGCCTGCTCGGCGAGACGAATGAAGCTGTTGCGCAGGGCTGACACCTTTTCCCGCGCCTTCTCGGGATTCAGCCGCCTGATCTCGCGTTCGAGCACACGGCCACGAGCGATCAGGCGGTTGAGGCTGGCGACGTTCTTTTCTTCGAGATCAACGAGAGCCTGGAGCGTCCTGTCCAGCCGATCGTTGACGCCTGCGATGTTCATGTCGACGCGCCGGCGCTCGTCGCGCAGTCGAGCCCTGTCAGCCAGATAGCCGGCAAAGCGCTCGCCGCCTGCTGCCTGTTCGGCCTTGATCTGCTCGTCCAGCAGCTTGACGGTCGCCGCGTCGCCGCGCTTGCGGGCTTCTTTTAGCTGATCGCGCAGTTCGTTGATGGCGGACGCACGCGCAATGTTGTCTGCGTTTGCCGCGTCCTGCGCCTTGCCGCGCGCTTCGATGTCAGCCAGTGCGGCCGCGCGCTCTTCGGGCGTCAGTTTCAGCAACTGGATCTGGCGCTCGATCTTCTCTTTGCGCTTGGTCAGCGCCTCGGTGTCCGTCTCAAAGTTTCGCGCCAGGTTCTTGCCAAAATAGTCGGCGTTGATCTGGAGGAACTTCTCGCGCCCGTTGACCAGGGCGGCGCGGTTCCAGACGCGGTTCAGATACGACGCCGCCGTCTCGACGCTGACGTCCGCCGGCAGAGAGCCGACGTTGATCGCGTCGTTAAGGTAAGGCTCGTACATCGTCTTGCGCCACAACTGCGCAGCACGGGCGACGAACGGGTCGGCGCTCTCGTCGTTGCGCCGCATGGCGATGCCGACTGCGTTGTTGAAGTCACGGCGGCTTGTGCCCTTCGTGGCTTTCTTGAACTCAAGCCAAAGGGCATTGTACTGCTTGTTGGCCGTGGCGAGGCGACCCTCGAACAGTCCGCGCGCCAGCGTCTCGACCGCAGGGCCAAGAGTGCCGCGCTCGTCGTGACGACGCTGGAAGAGAGAACCCTCGTTTAGTTGCTGCGCGATGCGCCGGGCGACAGGCGACGGGCTGAACTGGAGCCGCATGTTCGGCCCGACCCACTTGGACGCTTTGGCCACGACGTCGATCGCTCTGCCAAAGCCGCTCGTCGTCGAGAGCGACAGTTCGTCCAGGCTGAACGTGTCTGTCGCCATGGCGCCGGCAGACGTCGGGCGAAGCGGCGGGTTGGCCGTGTTTGTGTTGAGGGTGTCGAACGCTTTGAGCGTCGCCTCGTAGGCGTTTTTGTCCACGCGGTTCAGCAGCGCGGCCGCACCTGCGCCGAGGAAGCCGGACAGCAGCGCGCCGGACCCGACGGCCATAGCGCTTTCCTGCGCCGTGCGTGTGACCTGGGAGCCTTGCAGCAATCCTTCGGAGATCGCCGTACCGGCGGCACCCGCTGCGCCCACAGAAGCCGCGCTGCGGACGATGGCCCGTCCGCCAGAGGCTGCGGCTTTAAGCTGACCGCCGACAGGGATGAGGATTGTAGGGTCGAAAATGCTGGCGGCGACAGACGCGGCAATGCCAAAGCCGCCGGCTCCCGCCAAGATTTGACGGTTCTCGTTCTCGTCGTCGATCTCGCGCTTGAGCATTGCGGTCACACCCGCGTTTGGGCTGTCCGCAAAGTCGCGCCAGTGTTTCTCGTATGGCGTGCCCTGGATCTCGGCCCACGCATTATAGTTTTCGTCTCGCTGCCAGTTTTCGCTGAAGGTATTGTAGATGGCGTCGATGCCGGAAACGATGACGTTTTCGTTCTCGAACGCGGCGTTGACGACTTCGCCAAAGGTCGGAGGTGCGCGAAGCGCAGTTGGCTCAATCGCCCTCAAATCGCCAAGGGAACCGATTTGTGCGCCGGGCAGGGCAGGGTCAACGAACGACATTACAGCAGCCCCGCGACATTCGCGAGAGCTTCGCGTGTCGTCTGCTCGCCTGCGCGGCCGACACGCCCGCGCTCGCGCACTTTGTTAAAGCCAGCTTCGTTCCGCTGGCTGTCTTGTCCGAGGTAGGTCCTGACGCCAGCATCGCCCTCGAAAGTAAACGCTTGTCCTGAGCCTGTAGCCGGCACGTTGAAACGATAGCCGCCAGGGATAGTGTCGTAGACGAACTGTCCGTCGCGCTCTGTCCGGTAGAACACTTGATAGGCAGGCGGGCGTCCAGCGCGCCATTCCGCGCCCGTCACGCCGGGGACAGGCATAAGGAAAATCTGGCGAGGATCGACCTCGACGCCCGCCGACGCCTGCACGCGAGCAGCCGCTTGGCGATAAAGGTAGTCGTGACTTCCGCCGACGGTCGGGTAAATCTTCTCGGGCGGGTATTTGACGATCGTGCCGTTGGCCCCTTCACCCCACAGCGCAGCGACCTGCCGGCGGGCGTAGGCTCGTGCCGCCTCGGGATTTGCGTATTGCTCAAAGTGTTCCAGCGCGATGGCCGAATAGTCGGCGTTGACCGCAGCAGTCTGGCGCGGGTCGAGCGCCCGGCCCCCGAAATCAGTGGTCGAGATATCGAAGCTGGTGGATCGGCGCAGTTGTTCGCTAAAAGCGTTGACTTGCGGAGCGGCCGCGCGCCGGCGTTCTGCTTCCTGCGGATCGTTCATCCGCATGACTTCGCTTGCCGCTTGATCGGACGAAAAGCCAAGTTCTGATAGCCGCAGGAACTCGATGGCCGAAGCGTTAATCGCCGCGCCGCCCTCGAAGGCCGTGAAGGCGTTCGGGCTGCGGGTGATGACCTCTGCGGCCAGCGATGCCACAGCTTTCACCCGCTCGGGGTCTTTGGACAGAAGCCCGCCGCGCACAAAGCTGGCAGCGGCAGGAGGCACAAAGCCTGTCCGGTCCACGATGGCTTGGAGGTTGGACGCCGAAGGGTCTCGCGTAAAGGCCGCGTTGACCGCGTCTTTGTGGTCGTTGTTGTAGGGGTCGAACGCTGCGCCAGACACCGTCATGGTGTCGTACAGGTCGATGGCGGCAGTTTCTTGGGCGCGTTGTCTTGCCAGATTGTTGAGGTTCTGGATGTCGCTGGCGTCCGTCAACCAACCCGCTTCGCGCGCCGCCGTGATTTGTTCGTCGCTGGCGGTGCCGTCAATAACTTGGAGCTGGAGCGCGTTCAGTCGCGACTGGTAGGCTTCGCGTTGCTGCTGTTGGTCGGCCTGGCGCTGCTGGTTCTTGCGCTGCTCGGCCACGCCACGCAGCCGGATGCGCTCTTCGTAGGGCAGGTCGGCCAAGCGCGGGTCGAGGTCCGCTGTCTCGACGGTTCCATCGCCCGGCGCACCGCCTGTTAGCGCGTCGGCGGCACCGAGGGCTTCGAGCACTTTGCGGGGGTATGCGGCCGAGCGCGGGTTGCCGCGAGCCTCGACACCGTTCAGCCACGCTTCGCGCGAGATGCCACCCTCGCGCGGATCGCCGACACTTTCGAGCCAGCCGTCCACGTTGCCTTCGCCTGCGTGGTAGGCGGTGATGGCGAGGAAGACGTCGCCGTCATAACGGTCGGTGAGTTCCTTGAGATAGGCTTCGCCGAGGCTGCGGTTGTACGCGCCATCGGTGCGGAGGCGCTCGACGTCGAACTCGACGCCAAGCTTGTTGGCCATGCGCTGTGCCGTCGCTGGCAGAAGCTGCATCCGCCCAACAGCCCCTCCGCCGGCAGGGCCTGCGCCATCTGGATCTTCGCTGATGAGACCGTCGCGATTGCCGCTCTCGACTTGGGCGACGGCTGCGGCCACGTCGGCGGGCAGCTTCGCGCTTAAGACGTCGACGCTCGAACGGACTACGCCGCCCGTCATGCGCAGGAACTGGTCGGGGTCGCGCTGCACAAGCGCAGTGCCGAGTGCGGCAGCCAAGTCTTGGCGCCCGGCAAGACGGAGCGCTTCTTTCTGTGCGGGCGAGACGTTTGCGCGCTCGATGAGCGCTTCCATCTCGGCCACGGAGCCGTCAAAAGTGGTCGGATCTTGGTCGATGCGCGTGCTCAACGCGACGACTGCGTTTCCAACGGTGGTCGTGTAGAAGCGATTGCGCTCGCTGAACTCAGCGTTAAGGGCGCGAGACGAGAAGCCGCGTCGCACGTCGGCGTGTTTCGCGCGCCACTCGGCCTGCTCGGTTTCCGACAGTCCGCGCTCCGTCGCCCACTGCTCGAAACTGGCGTCGTTGTTAAGCATGAAGTTCTTTTGGAACTCCCACGCGCCGCCTTCCATGTTCTGCCCGGCTTCGGCCAGGCTCGTCTCGCTGTTGGCGACGAACTGCGTGTAGTCGGCGGCGAGCGTGAAATCGCGAAGCTGGCGCTGCTCTTGCAGCCGCAAGAGTTCGGCGTTTTCCAGCGCGCCGCTCATGTCGGTGACGCCTTGCGACAGGGCTTGGAGCCCTTCGCCGATCTGCCCGCCGAAGTCCTCGCCGGACGCCGAGCGCACCGAGAACTGCTCGCTTGGAAGTTCGCGGCGCTCGGCGGAAGTCTTGATCGTTACTGCGCGCACCATTAGCCTGCCGCCTGTTTCTTCCGGGTCTGACTATTCAGGTAGGATGCCCGACCGCTCAATGCCTGTGCGCCCATACCCATCGCACCGGCCAGCAGCGCGCTGCGACCACGGGAACGGGCGAGGCGACCTTCGGTCTGCGCCGACGCCTGCGCGACACGCCCCTCGTAAACGGCAGTCAGGGCGTCGAGTTCGATCTGGCGCTGCTGCTGGTTCAGCAGGTCGAGTTGCGAGCCGGTCAGTTCGAGGCCGCTTTGCGCAATGGCGGTGCGCGCCTCGGCCTGCGTCTGTACTCCGCGCCGCTGGATTTCGGAGGTCTTGATCGCAGCTTGCTCGACAGCCTGCGCACCTTGGATGTCGGCGACGCGCGAGTTGAAGTCTTGAGCGCGCTTCTCGGCGATCGCGCCGACAGCCGTTCCGGCCATCGACAGGGCAGTCGAACCGAGACCCAATGCGCTCGAACCTCCCATAGCCGCAGCGGCCATCGGTCCGGCGGCGGTGGCCATTGAGATCACGGCGGGAACAGCAGCGGCAAGGAAGGCCATTATTTTACCCTTGAGAACAGGTCGTAGTCCCGGCCCTGAAAGAAACGCTTCATGGTGCCTTCGTGGTGAAAGCGTAGCATACGCACCCACCGTTGTCCTGTTTCGTGCTCGGCGGCAACTTGAGCTTCGACGCGGGCATGAGGTGCCGTGTCCAGCACCCGCAGAACAGTCTTGTGGATGACCGGCATGGCGTAGGCGATGTCATCGGTCAAGAGGCCCCATGCGTTGCCCCTATCCTCCCACACCGTTTGCACGCCACCGATCGCCAGGATGCGCGAGCCGTCGACGACGGCCAAGGCGAAGCCGTTGACCATGGCCGCAGCGAGTTGCTCCGGTGTAGCGTACTGGCCGAGCGCCATCTGTGCGCCTTGAAGCGTCAAGACGTTGGCCATTTCGGGACGTGCCGGAATGACGTCGATGCTCAAGCGCTGTCCTCAGATGGGTCGAGCCTGCCGACGATAGCGACGAGGGTCAGCGGAAGCGGCTGGTTCTGCTCGACGCAGACATAACCGTCGGTGTCTATCGTCGCCGGCCACGTCAGTTCAAAATCGCCGCTGACCGGTTGGAGCGGAGTGCCGAAAGTGGCGAGGGGATCTGTAAAGGGGAGGGGGTCTATGCGCGCGAACGTCGGGCCTGCCCCGCCGCCGACCGTGTCGAGCAGCCGCAACCACACCTCCGACAGAGACTTGGCTTTGGTTTGCAGAGTTCCGCCTTGACCGGATGCATCGACGCGCATTGTCTTAAGACGCGAGGGCGCGTGGAAGCCGACGTGGACGATGGTGGCCGCGTAATCCAGCGTGATGGAGCCGCTGGTCACGGTGCGATCTGGGTGCGGGCTGCCGTCGGCCAGGATTTGCACGGTCGCGCCTTCCAAGTGCGAGAGGCCGGTGATCGTTGTCGTCGGGCTGCCCGTCAGACGACTGATGCCGCTGTCGAGATAGAACGATTGCGCCAAGCCGCCTTCATAAAGGGTGTTGTCCTCTAGGACTTCAACATAGCGCTTTGTCACGCCGCCGATCGTGCGCCGGACAATCATCCACAAGTCGTCGCGACGGTTGTCGGGCTGCGCGATGGACGCGACGCTCTCAACAATACCGAAGCCGGTGACGGCCAAGGTGCCATCGACACGGTCGGTCGCCGCGTAGGCCGGTGCGCCGATGTAGTGCGGAGCCCACCCGAGAACACCGCGCTCGCGATTGTAGGACAGGGCGGCAAGGGACCCATCGCTGAGCGCGCACCAAACAAGGCTGTCGGGCTCCTGCTGGAAGTCCATGTCGATGACACCGGGCCGCAGGATATGCTCGGACAGGACGGTCAGTTCCTCGGCCTTGTAGCTATCGGTGCCGAGGTCGAACTTGAGTTCGCGCATCCGCCGCCCCGACCGCTGGACGAACAGCACAGCGCCAGCCGCGCGGAGCGGCTCAAGCTGTGTCGAACCATACTCGGTCTGTGGTATTCCGGTCACGTTGTCGGCGGCGAAGACTGCCTGCGGCGTGGCCTCTTGGATTGACAGTTCGCCCCTGGCGCTTCCGACGAGCAACGTGCGGTCGCCGACGAGCCAGCGAATTAGGTCGAGGCGATCGGTCGCCAGCTTGAGGTTGATGGCCGTCTCGGTGGTCAGGTCTGGACCTTCGAAGCGCTCGTAGTTGTCGAAGTTCTTGACGGCCGAGCCGTAGACGTTGAGGCCACGGCCCCAGAACAGACGCTCGCGGAAGAACGCGACGCTGGTGGGCCAGCCGTCAGTGTCATTGAAAGCAGCGCGAGCCCACCTGTTTGTGCCGCCGACATAGACGGGCGTGCCTGTGGCGGGGGCTTCGCCAGCGATCACGGGTGACGGAAAGCTGCCAGTCGCTTTGATGCTGTCGGGGATGTAGGACAGGACGGTCGCCGTCACCGAAGTCGAAGATCCGAAGGCCGTAATCCGCGCCCATCCGTAGCCCGAGTGCAGGTACAGCCAGGTCACGTTGTCTTCGCCGTCTTGTGCCAAGCCGCCGAGGTGGACAGGAGGACTGTTGCCAAACTTGCCAGCGGTCCCGATGGCTGTGGCGCGATAGTAGTTTCCCTCGTGCTGGCAGGTGTCTCCCGCTGAAGCATTGTGATCCGCGACCCACGGCTGCACGTCGGAGAAGCTCTGCGCCTGTAAAAAGAACGACGTGCCTACATCGGAGGCGCGAAACAGCGCGGCGCTGGACGTCAATGTAACTGTGCCGGTGGTCGCCGACGCGCGCACCACGATCGTGCTCTTGGGATCGACGTCGTTGAAGGGGCCGTCATTGAACGCGACAGCCGTCTGTGTCCAGTTTGTCGCGCCGAGACGAGACAGCTTGTAAGGGGCCTTGGTGCCGCTGGCCAGGCACTGCCACATGATGTCGGCGGACTGCGCGGTGCGCAGTGCAAGCGTGCCGTCGTCGGTCAGTAGGTCGGCCGACGTCCACGGCGAGACGACTTCGTAAGGCGAACCACCCGACAGCAGTTGGCCCCGGTTAACCCAGAAACGCAGGTAGCTGTTGCCGAACTCCAGAACGTAGCTCTGGTCCTGGGAGAACTCGAACGGCACGAGCCAGGCGCGAGCGTTGCTCTTGGTCGCGCCGATGTAGCGCGTCCCGCCGCGCCGGGCGGCAGGCCCCTGCACTGTCGGGATGAAGTTCTGCATGACCTTGCAGCCAGAGAAATACTGCGGCTGGTCGGTGCGACCGTCCATGAGCGGCGAAAGTTCGCCAGCGTTGAAGCTGTTCCAGATGGGCGCGATGTCAGCCACGGGTGAACCTCGACACCACCCACGCGCTGTCGGGCCTTTCGGTCGGCGGCAGTTCAATGCCGTTGGTGCGCTTCGCTTCCGCCAGGGCCATGCGGTAGGCAGCTTCGCAGTCGCGGGCCTTCTGTTTGTCCTTGGTCAGCGTCGCAGCCATCTCGACGGCCAGCCGGCAGGTAATGGCCTCGACGAACGCGGGATCCCACAGGGACGTGTCGCCGCTCAAATCTCTGACGTAGCGGATGCGGACGGTCAGGTCGTTGGTCAGCAGCGTCCGGCCCTCAATAAGGAAGGGCTGCGAGAAGCCATCCGTCACGGGCGACAGGCCATAGACCGTCCAGTCGTCGTTGAACTGGACGAGACGGATGAGGTCGACAGGCAAGACGAAAGCAGCTCTGAACTGCCCGCCGGTCGGGTCCGTCGTGCGCCCAATCGACGTGCTGGTCAGCGAGAAGGACCAAGCGTTCTTGCGGAGTTCGGCGCGGACGACGCGATCAAACACAAGATCGACGACACGAGCGAGTTCCGACGGGTCGGAAAGTGTCGAGAGCCGTTGGACGCCGAGCTTGACGGCCGCGCCATTTGCGATGTCGGTTTTGGTGGTCATACCGACACCCTATCACGGGTTACGGGCGCGTGAAGCCCTGGACGTTCACATAGACACCGCCGGTAACGGTGGCGGTCAAGGTCACGGCTTCTAACAGGGTGTTGGCCGTGCCGCAAATTGGCACCGGAAACGGCGTCACCGACTGCTGCGCCGCAGTCGTTGAGGCAATACCACGCCACAGCACTGTGCCCCCTGCGCCGTCGCGAATGGCCACCTCCGATGCCGCGCCAAGCGCGGGGTGGAGGATTTGAAGAGAGGTGATGCAGTTTCGGATACCGGCCCCCGCCGCCGTCTTGATCGTGACAGCGGTGGTCGTGTTGGTGAGGCCGCTTGCCGCAGCAGCATAAGCCCAGTGCGTTGCCGACAGGCCGGGCTGCACGACGATGCCTGCCCGGTCGCCCCCCGGCGCGCAATTCGCGCCGTTGGCGTCGCAAGTCAGGGCCACGACGCCATTGACGCGCGATCCTGCGACCGTCGGGTAGGTGGCCTGTGCGAACGCGGGAAGCGCGAACAAGGCCAGCAGCAGGCCGAGCAGGATCTTCTTCATGATGCGCGTTCCTTTAGGCCGGAGGCCAGGTGTCCTCGCGGACCTTGTCGCAGATGGCCTCAAGGATCAGCAGGGCTTCCGCCTTGCTGACAGCGTTGGCGTCGTCGATCGTCACACGAACGGCGTTCGTGCTGATCGACGAACCGCCGCTCTTGGTCACGTTCAGCTTGCTGGCCGGGCGAACGCCGTCGTACTGAAACTGCGCCATGAGCTTAGGCTCCGGCGTAGATCAGGTCGACGACCAGGGTGCCCGAAGCCGGCAGAGAAGCCGTGGCGATGGTCAGATAGATCGGCGTGTCGCCGGCCAGAGCCGCGTCGTCTTGAGCGGTGGAAAGGCCGAAGAGGGTCGGAGCGGCGGCAGTGAACACCGCAGCGGCCCGCAGTTGACCGTTCGAGGCGTGGGTCTTGTTGGTGCCGATGGCGACCACGGACGTCGACAGCGTGGCCGAAGCGTTGATGATGCCGAACACGAAGGCGCTGCCAGCGGGAATGACGGCCAGCAGAATGTTGTCGGCGTCGGTCTGCGCGGCCATGGTGATGGTCGCACGGTAGCGGCGCAGGCGACCGCCCATAACGGGAACGGCGGCTTTGATCTGCGGGAGCGAGGCGTAGCCTGCCAGTTCGGTGGAGAGAAGATCGGCCATGTCGGGTAATCCTTGACTAGAGGGTTTCGGGGATTAGCCCGTGGTGACGACTTGGACGACACGCTTCTCTTCGAGGCGGGTCGCACCGACGGTGGTCTTGGCATAGACCTGGGTTGCGTAGCGCTTGTCGGCCCGCTCATCGACGCGGGTCGTGACGTCGTTCCACATGCCGAGGTGCATACCCGAACGGACCCACACCGGCAGCAGGCGGTTCGAGCCCGAGGTCATGGCAGCGACGGTCGCGTCCTGATAGGCGGCGCTGTCGGTAAACTCGACGGGCACAAAGTTGATGCCCATGAAGGCGGTGACGCGGCCGTCGACCAGGGTCGGACGGGTGTTGAAGTCGAGCGACACGACCTGCGTCTCGTTGAGCAGGGCGTCGTGGTCGGAGGCGGCGATCGCCATGAACACCTGCTCGGTGTCAAGGTCGACGCCGGCAGCCATCAGCAGACGCTTGGCGGCGCGCAGCTTGGCGACGTTCAGGTTCGAGGAGGTGCCGCCGACGTTGACGCCGACGATCTGGCCGGCGGGGAAGGAGGTCGAGACGGTGCCGTTCTCGCCAGTCGCCGAGGCAGAGAAGAAGGCTTGCAGGATTTCGTCGTCCTGCGCGCGGCGCATCGAGTTGACGGCGTTCATGGTGTAGGCCGACTGCGGGTCGATCAGCATACGCAGCTTGTCCTGCTGGTCGATCAGGTCCGCCCACTCGTAGTCGTTGGGGAACACCCACCGGGCGTCGCCGGGGGTCGAGATCAGCGGCGTGTCGCTGTGGCGCGACAGATTCTTGACCGGCTTGACGGTGCCGACCTGCTCGACAGCTTTCGCAGCCTTGCCGGTGTAGGAACCCTGGTTGACCGCAGCCGACAGCTTGCCACCCTTTTGGGTGAGCAGCATGGCGACGTTAGTCGAGTACGACTGAACGAAATGGACGGGAACTGCGGTTGACATTGCATCAGCCTCAAAAGAAAGGGTTGACGCCAGTTGTCCACGTCTCGCGGGCCAGCAGGTCGGTGCCGAAGCACCTCTGTTGAAGGTGTAGTCTTAAAACACAAACGTCGTCAAGCGGTCCCGGTAGCGATTTTTTGCAGCCGTTCCATTTCGGCGATGGCCGATTGGCGCGTTGCTTGGTTGGGCGAGTTGTAGCGGGCCATGAACTCACTGTCGTTGAACTTGCCTTGGATCTGCGCCTTGGCTCCCTCGGCCGACACTTGGAAGCCGCCGTTCGAGTTGCCCGAGTTGCCGGGCGCACCGCCGCCAGGGTTCTCGACGAGGTTCCGGCCCTGCGCGATGAACAGCTTCATCAGCGCCTTGGTGCCGATCACCCGCTCGATCTGGCCGACCTGCTCCTTGGTCAGTCCGGCGTCCTGCTCTGCGGCCTTGAAGGCGCGACGGCCAAGTTCGGCCATGTCGTTGAACTTGTCGCCGAACTCACCGGCCAAGGACTTCATGTCCTCAATCGACTGCTTCTCGAACACGGCTTCGCCAGCAGCGAGGCTCTTCTGGTACTCGGCCACGATCTTGGCGGCGATGGGTTGTGGGGTGCCTGCGGCGTGCATCCAGTCCAGCGACGTCTGGACTTCGGGCGGCATTTCCTCGGCCTTGATGCCGACGTCGTAGTCCGCAGCCTTCTCGGGCACATAGCCGACGAGCGCCTTGGTCAGGAACGCTTCGGTTTCCTCGGGCTTGGCGTCGGCCTTGGGTTTGATGAGCAGCGTGTCGGCGCGCACGTCGGCGGGCAGGCCGAGCGTCTTCTCCAGGCTGACGTAGCTGTCAAACAGGTCGGACGGACCCTTCCAGTGCTTGCCCTCGACGTAGGTCGCCTTGTCGGCTGGCACGATGTCGGCGTACCACGGCTTGTCAACCGGGGCGGGTGCAGCGGGCATCTCGGCGACCGGCGTGGCCTGGCCTTCGATCACGGGCGTTTCGGCGGCGGGTTCAACGCCAGCAAGGGCTTCGGCTCCGGTAGTCATCGTGTCATTCCTCTTCGTGGGTGATGTTGGTGACGGTGTAGTCGTCGAGGTTCAGGAGTTGGACGAACTCGTCGAAGAGTTCGCGGCGGGATGCAGCAGCGGCTGTGGCGATCGGGTCGACTTGGCCGTCGCCGCCGATGATGACGAGGCGCGTCCCGCGCGTCGCGTGGCAAGCGCGCTTCATCAGCCAGATGAAGATGCGAGCGTCGCGCGACGGCGATCCTTCCTTGAGGAACAGCCTGCGCACAGCCAGTTGCCTGCGCAGCAGTTTTTCAGGGGGGCGGTGCCTCACGAGAACCGTTGAGCCCGAAGCGTCTTGAGGTGGCCGTGCAGGTTGGCCACGGCCGCGCCGAGCGCGTTCAGTTCGCCGACGTTCTTGATGTCCTCGACATCGAAGTCCGCCGTGACCGTGCCGTCCTCGTAGATCGCGCAGACGGCAAAGCTACGGACCTGTCCGCGCTCCCACTGCTCTGCGTGTTGGTGTAGTTTGGACCCGACTTTGGCGGGCCTGATTAGCTTCGACATTCGTGCGCCTTATCCTAGAAGGGGGCTGCGGCCATATCCTTGTTGGCGGTGGCCAGGGTTTGTGCGGTCTGCGCACCTTGTTGCGAGGCGGCGAGCAGGCGCTGGAGTTGCGCCTCCTGTGCGGCCTGTGCCTTCTCGGCTTCGATCTCTTCCTGTGCGCGCATCATGCGGACGGGTGCGCCGTTGATCTGCGCCAGCTTGCGCAGCGTCCACGGAGCGTCGATCGTGCGGATGCTCTCGCCTTCGTCATACTGAGCCATGAGCCCGGCGGCTTCGAGCGTGCGCATAATGCCGACGCCCTCCTCGGCCTGTTGGGCTCGGGTCAGCGGGCTGTCGTAGACGACTTCGAGAATACCGCCCTCTTCGGCTAGGGCCTCGGGCATGTCGTCGAACATTCCGGACATCTCGAGGATGTCGAGTTCGCGCGTGATGAGGGGGTCGAGGAACTCGGACTGCTGCCGGCCGATGGTCGGGGCGAGCAGAGCGCCCTTCTCTTGTGCGCGCA